GGTTGTATCCCAACGCTCGAAGTTGCAGTCCAAGTTTGTGCAGGCTCATTGATTGGCGTGAGTTCATATCAATGTAAACTTTGATTGCACTGGTGGTCATCCAGTTTGTACAGTACTGACTTGGCGGTTCAAAGTACTTGACAATCAGCTCTCGCTCTAAACTCGGCTGTTCGTTGCCCATCGTGTTTTGATTAAGCACTGCAATGTCTTGACCGCTCAAATACCAGCCTTGTGGATTGGCTCTCCATTCGTTGTATAGTTCAACCAATAGTTCGGTTTTGTCTATGGCCTCATACTTCTCCCAGTCGATTTTAATCACATCAATCGGAATGATGCGGCGATTACCTGTTGGGTCATTGATGATTTCGGATTCATTGCTCGTGCCGCACAGCACAGCCAACCTCCGCAGTTCCTCGTGTACTTTTCCATAAGGCTTGCGAATCGTAAACGTTTTTCGACTTGACAGCTCCTTCAACTTTTTCGCCTCCTGCTTTGACTTGCCTCCGAATTCGTCATCGCATAGGATTATTTTTTTGCACATCAGAATCTCATCATCCTTACCCGCGTCAAGTTTGGTTTCACCGTAGTAGCCTTGCAGTTCATCAGGCAGTAGTTGTCGAAAAAAGTTTGTTTTGCCGATGCCTTGCGCACCTGTCAGTACCAAACAAATCACTGAATAGTCGTAGTGCATTGACCCGATAATGCTCAAAAGCCATTTGCGTAAAAAGTTTTCGATGTAAAAAATATCGTGGTTGTTGCTTTCGATGCAGGTAATTAACTCATCGATAAGGCCCTTTGGTCGCTTGGATGCATTTGCCGCAAAGAAGTCCACGAATGGATTATACCGCGCTGTATTTTCAGAATCAATGATATCGAACACCAGTTGCTTTTTGACCTTTGAGCCGTAGGCGTGAACGGCTTGCAGGTATATGGTGTTCAATTCGCGGTCGGTCAATGGCTCGCCTGCCTTCTCGTAGTTGCGCGTCACCTCGTTCATCTTGATGTTAAAGCCTGCGATAAACGTTTTAAGCGCATCCAGCATCTCATCTGCTGATGGCTTTTCTACGTCCTTTTCTTGAAGCGCAAAGGCTTGAGTGACGCGCTCTTCTACGTCTTCCAGTCCTTCGACTTCGGTTAGGTATGCGATTGTTTCATTCCGAGCATCATCGGTTGACTTGAATCCACCAGCGACACCAACTCGTGAGCGGTTGACCAGTGCTTGTTTTTCAATGCGCTTTGTTTCAGGCGTTTGTACCTCAACACCTGCGCACTTGGCCATATAGACAAGGGTTGCAAAGGTGATTTCTCCGCGCGTTGATTTCAGCAGTTCATCGTATTTGCTGTCGCATTTGCGGCTGTCGTACTTTGCGCTGACTGATGACAGCGCGTGAAACATTGCCCTCCCTTCGGGTGAATCTTTGTACTTATTGATGACGGCACAGCCAACGCGATACCAGTCGTGGTAACCTTCGCATAGGTTTATGCCTCGGCTAATGATTTGCGAAAGCATATAGTTGCTATCGCTTTCGTTACCTACATACTGCGCCCGCATTGGTGCTGATGGCTTCGGCAGGTAGTCCTTAAATCGTGGTATTTTTTTCGCGGCTTGGTACAAGTCAGGGTCATAGCTGACGAACCGAAGGCGCGCCACGTCCTTGCAGGATTTGTCGCAGATTAGTTCGTACCTATCTGCAAGTCGCTTTTCGAGGGCAAGGTAAGCGTCAAGGTGTCGGTTCGGGTCGATGGGAAATATGGCACAGTAGCCTTGACCGCCAACACTTACGAACATCGCGTAGAGTGCAGGGTCTTCGCGAAGCTTGGCGATGCCTTCTTTGATGTTCGGGTTGTCATTGGCATCTATGTCGATTGCAATGAAGCCACTATGTTCAATCAGATGTTCTTTTTTGCGTTGCTTAAACTCGCCACTTGTGGTGAATGCAGGTAGGTTGTCTTTTGTGCCTTTGCCTGTTCGATATGCCAGCACTTGGTCTTGCCACCTTCCATCCTTGATGTTCATCAGCAAGGTGTTGAGGTCGCTTGTCTGCGAAGGCGTTACGGCTTTGTTATTGGCAAATACGGATACTTTTATCATCGTTAAAATTTAGGGGTAAAAAAAGCCCTGACTGGTGGTGCAGTCAGGGCAAGCCAAAGGTAGCGGCTCGTCTTACGTCACAACTGTTGCACCACCAACTGCTGTAACTCTGTCACAAATATAGGTTAAATTTGGGACTAATCGTCCTCGGTGTACCTTTCCTCAGCAATATTGTTCATTGCCTTGTAGCAGGTTTTTTCCGTGAACGTCTGACCAACCATCAAGCCAACAAAGGCCTCGATGATTTCGCTGGCTGTATGCTCATTGCCTTCCATTTCGGTGGAACAAACACGCCCATCAATTTGCAGGCTGATTTTAGTACACTTGTTAAAATGGGTCATTGCCTCGGTCGTATTGGTTGTAGGTGTTAGCGACTGGTGCTTGCTTCGGCTGTACGCTTCCTGCAAGGAACTCGCCCTTCGCTCCGTTCTTGGACCACAGCGATACAGTGTATTCCTGTCCGTTCAGAAGAAGATTGCCTTTCCATCGTGGTGCGTTGGCGTTGGCTGATTGGTTGGTGAATACGGATATGTCACCATCTTTTTTTTGGTAATTGCTCATAGTTTGGTTTTGGTTTAGGTTGTGTAAAATTAAACGGAAGATGTCAATAATAATAATCTTAAAACCACTGCTCCGCAATAGCGTCTGCAATGCCTTGATAGGTGACCGAACGTTCTTTTGATTTATTTGAACCAAGCCAATGTATTCTTGTTCGCTCTTTAATTGGCAGTGTCATCATATAATCATATACGTTATTTGTTTCTTTTAATTTAGGTAAATTTTTGAGCCACAAGCACGTTTTTTTTTGTTCTGGATGTCCAAACTGAAAAGGGTTAATAATTTGGTCTGGTTTTCTATATCTCGTACTCATCACGCAAATCGGGTTTTCAATTGCAATTTTATCAATAGGCGCATTAACCAGTTTCATAAAAAAAGCAGCACCTTCTTCCTGTAATTGTATAGGCTTGACACCTTCTTTGAACCACCTCATACCACTCACAGCCAAATGTGTGCAAGGTGGATGTGCTATCATAGCCTCCCATCCAAAACTTAAATCGTATGCTATTTTTACAGCATCCTCTTTAATATGCCATTCATTGTGTCCACCACTACAATCCACTATATCACAAGAATATGCATCGTGTCCTTTTGCTCTTAAAGCTTTACAAATTGTTTGCGACTCCTCACAAGCTATTAAAATTTTCATAAATTTATTTTTAAGGTGAAAAAAAATAAGCGGAAGGTAGAGCAAATCACCACCTCCCGCAAAAATTAGTCATTAGTAAAGTAATCGTGCCAAACTGAATCAGGGCCTTGGTGGCTCTTCCACCAGTCGGCCGCTTTCTGCATTTCGCTCAGCAAGCCGCCATCGTGTTCAGTTCCCTTCATCCTAATCAAGTCGTGGATGATGTCCTTCTGCCGCTCGTCAAATCCAGTGTCGGTGTAGTGAACAGCAGGGATGTCACCACTGTCATCGTCAAACCATTCGTGTGCGGAGAAGTGCATTGGCACGCTGAACCAGCCTTCTTCAGTTTCAATTTCAAATACAAATTCGATGTCGTTCATATTATTTCTTGATTTGGCGTGAATTTACTTCTTGATTTGGCGTGAATCTAACTCGGCCAAGACCAGCCGCAGTTTGTCTGCGGCTGAATCTCGAACAGTGTGGTTGATGGCGATGCGCATCACCAACTCGCAGTTGGCTTGCTCGACGTGTAGGTTGGCAATGCTCAGCCCTGCCAGCCATAATTTGTAGGCTTGTGGTGTCATTTGAAGGTTACGGTTAAAGTGGTTTTATTGGGTTTCATCGGTAGCACTGGAACAATCTCGCCAGTGTCAGGGTCAACTATTACGGCCTTGCCGTTCATCCTGAACGCCTGTTTCAGCAGTTCCTGACGTGCCTTCAACTTCGCGCTCATCTCGTTGCAGATGTCATCCTGCGTAAAGTCAGGCATTCCGTATCCTTCGCGTAGCACCACATTCGCACCTTCGATGCTGAACGCGCCTTTGTAATGGTAGGCTTCGTCAATGGCTATGTCTTGCGTATTATCCAAGATGCCTTCTAATGCCTTTATTAAGGCTTTACAGCGGACGTGAACGCTGAGTGGTGATATATTGCCATCCAGCACTTCCGAGGTCACTGAGTCCACGAATTCGCTTATGTCAGCCTTGCTGATATTAGAGGGTAGTTGCAAGTTAGCCATTGGTCTTTTGCAGGATTTGAAGGGACGAACGGATGAGGGATTCGGCGCGTGACAAATTGCGGAGTGCTTTTGTCACGTGAGCTTGTGGTAACTTCGGCGTTGAGTGGTACTTGTTGTTGTCTCGACCGAACAGCAGGTAAACACTGGATGCTCGCCACGCACAGCCTCGCTTGGTGGTGATGCCTGCTTTGTTCAGTTCCTCGGCCATCTGCCGCAGTGAAGTGCGGCGATAGGCGGGAAGGGTGTAGATAAATTCGATGGGTGTCATTTCTTGTTGGATTTAAGTTGTGATTTTACATATTCGATGCCTTTTGCAAACTTCGCCGCATCCCAGTGCGGTTGCGGAAGTAACCGCGCCATCTCGGCAGGGTCTAACGCTTCGATTAGGATGCAGTAATCGGTGCGCAGTTTTTCCAGTTCACTTTCCTTTGCGAGTGCAAACTGCATCTCATCAGCGGTGGAGATGGCATCCTTCAATCCGATGCCGAAGTTGCCGAGCGCACGACCCCACGCACTGCTCTCGCAGTTCTCGACGTAGCTGGTCTTGTTGATGTTTGAACTGGTGCGGTCTTCCTGTGCCAGTCCTGTCGCAACGATGCGGCCAGTTGGGTCGGTGATGATGGCGTTCAGCACTACGAAGTCGGGTGTCAGTTGCACCACTTCGGTGGTCAGGCAATGGTCGGCGAAGTGTTCGCGGAAGTATTTAATCCGCTCCACGACTTCCACATAAGGCTTGCCTTTAATGTTGATTGTTTTTAGGTTGGTCATTGATTTAAGGGTTTAGTTTGGTTGGCAGCATAGTTTAACGCGGCGCGAATCGTGCCAAATCGCGCTCGGCATAAGTTGAGGGTGTCAGCCTCGCAGTACACGGAAGTAAGTTGCATTAAAGGTTTAACGGTTTTGGTTTTGCTTGTGTTTTTCATCGTGTTTGTTTAGACGTGCAAATATATATATAAATATGAATGTTTGCGCGTATGCGGTGAAGTACCACCATCCAGCATCGGTGTGGATGGCGCAGATGAAGCAGGTCATAAAAAGGAACGCGGTGTAGGTCAGGGCTTTCATACGGCGAATAGGTCGTAAAAATTTTCAAGGGGTTGATGGAAGTACATACATATCCAGCGTGCGTGCGAGTAGGGCGTTTCAAAAATGTACTCGCTTCTGGTCAGCCAATAGGTAGCACGTTCTTGCTGGTCGGCTGGCAACGCGTTAAGTTTGGCGCGTATTTCGGGTTTCAGCTTGTCAAGTAGGGTTGTCATTGGTTTAGTTGGTTAGGTGTTTAGCTTGAAGGATGCGGCCATACAGGGCCCAGTCGAAGCGCAGTGGCTGTTTGATTTCCGCAGATGTTGGCGTTGGTGTGGTGCGCAGTTGCTTGCGGATGTAGGCGAACCACGCGTCAAGGGTGAAGGTGTGTTTCATTGGTTGTTGAGTTTAGGCATTGGCAGTGGTGTTGAAGAACGCTGGAAGCGGATGAACCTGAACCAGTCGCGGTGTTGCTTGCGCCACAGTGCTTCGGCAATCTGCTTGGTGCGGGTTGAATTGCTGTTGGCTTCAAAGATGTAGTTGACGTGAAGCGCGTACATTCCGCTGGGTTGCTTGTGGATGTAGGCATCCAGTACCTTGCCATTATCAAGCGTGATGGGTGTGTGAGCGATGATGTCGTGTTTCATTTGGTTTGAGTTTAGAGGGTTAGTTGCTACCGTTTTGGTATATGCAAATATACATACATATATATATATGTTCCAAATGTTTTTTTATTTTTTTTTCTGCGTTTCCAGCGTCTAAACGCACATTCCAAAAAAAAGTTTAGAAACGACCCCTTCGCGAAGCCTTGATTACAGGCGCATCAGGCGAAAAGCCGCGATTGAAAGCACCAATCCGAGTGCCACTCCGAACCAAACAAACACCATCCGATTCTTGCGCTTTGCAGGCTCGACTTTCACCACGCGCTCAATCGTTACCGTGTCGCGCTCTACGAAGCGTTGTATGACCGTATCTCTGCGAAGTTGGATGCGAATACCACCGCGATAATTTGATGCGCTTAGAATGCTTGTTTTGGTGCTGTCCGTGAATCGGAATTGCCGCAGGATGCCTGCACTATCGCAGGGGTTGTCAATGTATAGCTCGGTAAAGCGCGGTACTTCAATCATAACGCTGTCCTTCTGCACCACTGTTGTCGTGCGAACCTCCGCCGCTTTGCGGCAACATCCCACGATCAGGATGCTAAATATGACTATATTCAGCTTTGGCATTGAATGATGGACATTCTTTCCAGTTAACACCACGCTTCAAGAAGTCGCGGTGGCCTTGAATCTTGGCGTCTGGGTACTTGGCACGCCACGCGTGGAGGACTTGACTGATTGCGTCCTTTTGGCCTTGCGTCCGATTGTCAAATGCATTGCCCCTTGAATCAACGCCGCCAATATATGACACGTGCAGTGAAGCACTATTATAGCCAGCCACCCCATTACATACCTGCTCATCCGTTGCCAAAGTGATAACCTCTCCATTTGCTTTTACGATTTTGTGATAGCCACTCGCTTTCCACCCTAAACGCTCGCGCCAGTGACGCTGGATGCTTTCAACGTTTGTCGTCTGCGGTGTCGCGGTACAATGCACGACTAAGTACTTTATTGTCCGCATCAGGTCGTGTGGAATTTAGCGTCTATTATTCGGGTGTCTTTCATTTTGTCGTTCACCTTAATAATTATTCGCTCGACGTTTAAGGTCATCCAATATCCGCCCAGTGGCTTGACTGCTCTGCCACGCTCAACGTGGAAGCCGCCTTCACCTGCGCCAAACTCCTCTTTATAGGTGCTTGTCCGCAGTTGATGCACCCTGCGATGCGATATCATCTTGCGCGTTCTGTTGTAATGGTGAACCATGTTAATGTGGTGGTACAGCTCGTGAACGTGACCTTGCCACGTTAGGTCGTAGCCTTCGGTGTTGGCCATCATCCGTTGGTCTTGGATTACGCCCTTTGTCACTGGGCCACCTCCGCCTGATCCGTGAAAGTAGTGGATGATAAATGCCGTGTTCCGAGAATGTTCATCTCCGTCAGTACTCGTGTCCATGTTGATTTGAATAGTGCCACCATATCCGCCAATCTGCACGTTAGTGCCGTGCTTGTAATTAAATATGGCTTGGAACTGCCGAAGCGCATCGAACTCCGTGTGTCGCAGTACGCTCGTTTCGTGGTTGCCATAACCAATCAAAGCAAGGTGCTGGGCGTAAGGTGCGAACCATTCTACCGCATCTTCGACCACTGCTTGCAGGTAGTTGCCTTTGTTGTGTTCAGGTCGAATCTCATCCTTGCTGCGTCTTGGATCTCCCTTTCCCTGCATTAAGCAGAAGAAGTCGCCATTGACGATGATGGGTGCGTTACGCTCAACCGCTTGATCCAAGTGCTTTTTCAGCAGTGCGCGGTCGCACTTCGGGTTGTCCCAGTGAAGGTCGCTTATCAGCAGAAATTCAGCGGTCTTGCCATCGACTTCAATCAGGTGTATGTTCGGCTGAATCTGCTTGACTTGGTGTAGCATTTAGGGTTTTTAGTAGTTTGGCTTCAAGAACTTCTGCAATCTTCACGCCTGAAAATCCCACAAGGAATGCCAAGCCGTATTGAATGTTGGGTGCGTCAATTTTCAGAAAGCCGATCAGCACAGGCGCGAGGTATGTCGCGCATAATGAACCGCTGAACACGCTGACCAGTTGCATCTTCCAGTTCTTTTGCTTGGGTAGCAGGAGAAGCGAGCCAAGGAAACCTGCAATGGTTAGGCCGATGTTGATGCCGATGCTATTCAGAAATTCTTTCATTGTAGTCTTTTGTGTATTGTTGGTCCCATCCAAGAAAAGTATGCACGCCCACAGGTTCGGGCCAAACCTCAAATTGCTCCCAATCCTGTGCGGGTTGGTCGTTCCACAGCAGGTCAACGCAGTAGGTGCCATCGATTATGCCCAACTCAACGCAGGTTGCATCGGGTTGCGATAGTTGGTAGAAAGCCTCGAACTCGGCTTGGGTGTTCCAGTGGTATTTGCGGAAGGTAGCCATTACGTTAGTCGGGTTAGGTTTGCAAGTTGGTCATTCGATAGCCTTGTCGTGTAGATGGCGGCGGCGCGGATGCGGTCGTTAAATTGAGCAATGTTTGATGCTGCTGCTCCTAAAATAATGGTATTCAAAGAAGATGTCATACCCGCCTGCGCACTCGTTGTAACTGCTCCGTTTATCGCCATAGCGTAATTTCCGTCTTGATATGCAAATGCAATTTTATTAACACCCAACACAAATCCACTGACAGTCAAAAAAGTTATAGTACTACCGCTATTTAGCCTTGCATCACATCGCAACTGCGTAGAAGACCTTTTCGTTATTTCAATAAAATTGTTGCTATTTGTCGTTGTAGTAAGTGAAACTATTCTCACGCTGTCTGCGTTTGTAAGGTTTCGAATATCCACCTCCGCATAAATCGTCCCCTCCGTCTGCCCGATATACCCACTCACGCCCGACACTGTGCAAACATCCGCGTTGCGGGTTGCTGATGCGGTTGTCGTTGGGATGGGTGAAGTAGCAACAGGGCCAACTTCGCCTTGCGTATAATCGACTTCAATAACATCGCCGCTTGCAATCATTCGTATGCCAACCGTGCCACTTGCCACTGTCCGTGCAACGGATG